AGGTACGGTTTGTAAAGGTATGGAGGGGTTCTTCCTCATCCATATTTGTGGTATCGTCCGTTCATGACGGAGATGAGGTTTGCGGCTTTTGTAGTGTTAGGCGTTTGTACTCTTCCTAGGGTGGGTTTAGTCGCGCCGCACCAGTCTGGTATGAATTGGTGTCTGCCGGACTCGTAAGTTAATACACCTGCATTATAACTATGTCAGCTACTTCGTGCGGGGTCATTCCTGTTGACCCGTTTGACATTGAATTGGATTGTTGCTTGGATATTGATGCTCCGGTTCGTCCGTCTGAAACCGCCGAGGCAAACGTTACTGTAACCAACAACGAGGAGGTTGGTGTCGCTGGTGATCTCCGATACGAGCTTCTTGATGCTAACACCAAGGAGTTCGTCGCAGAGGTTGACACTGACGCCTTTTCGTTGGAGAGTGGTGAGTCGGACGGTTTTGAGATTGAGTTCACGCCCGAGAGTCTTGGTCTTGGGGATAAAGAGGCCAACTATACGGTTTACATTTCGGTGGAGGGAGCGGAAGCCCTTCAGGACGAAAACCCCGACGCTTAGACATCCTCTAAAACTCATATATTTGGAAGAATAGCGAACACGAGAAATAGAAATACGCACAATTGGCTTCTAAGCGTTTTCAAATCAAAATAAAATGCAAGACACTCACAGTAGTTTCAAACGGATTTTGAAGGCACTCGTGGCGCTTAGAGAGCGATTGTGGGGGTAGACTGAGATGGGTTTTCGACATGAACTACACAGTGCTGCGGCAGAACTCCAACGTGGAGACGAACCAGACCCGGCTCCACGAGGTACTACGTCCAAGAGTAACAACATTTGGTTCCATTCGGATGAATACAAGAAATACCGTCCACCGAAGAAGGAACTCCAGATGTACTGGGCGGCCTACGTCGAGGACTCCTTGGTCAAGAACCTCATTAATACCTATGCTCGTGAGGTAGTTCAACCGGGATGGTGGGTTGAGGCAGATGACGACCAAGTGGCGGAGAATATGGCAAACTGGTTGCGGCGGGCTGCTATCATTGAAGCGGAAACGAACCACGACGTACTGCTCCTCATCAAGAAGATCGTCAAACAACAGTACATCCGTGGAACAGCACTCGTAGAACACGTACCGAGTGAGAACAACTCGGACGACTTCAACTCCCTCCAACTACTCAATCCACAGACCGTAACTGCGTTCACGAAACCATCCACCAACATCCTCTGGCCTCCAGATCCGGACGAACCTCCGGGTGGAGATGACGCTGAGTATCTGAGTGACTTGAATGATGGTCGTCGTCGGGCCTCGTATGGAGAAGTTCCTCGCAACGAACGAAACGAGGTTTGCGCCTATGCTCAGTTTTATGAGGACACTTACGACAATCCAACCGCTTACTTCACGAGAGACGAAATAACCAAATTTCCGCAGGATGCGGATGTCGGTGATATATACGGTAATTCTCCTCTTGAAAGCATTATTGAGCGGTTGGAACAGATGCGGAAAAAGATCAAGGACCGAGACAAGGCTATCGAACACAAGGCGTGGCCTACATGGTTGATTCAGTTCGGTCCTGATGAAGACCCGTGGCATCCTGACGACATTGAGGCGTTTGAAAACGAGGAAGACGCGGATTCGTTCACTCCGGGAACCAAACACTTCGTTCAGGGAGACATCAGTGCTGAAACGATTGGTGGTGGTAATGACGTACCGAACCTTGAACACCCACTTGACCACGATACCAACCAGATCGTAGACGCACTTCCGGCACCCAAATCCGTCACTGCTCATGCGGACGATTTGAGCAAACAGATGGTAATTAACATGGAAAATAGGTTCGGAAAACGAGTGAAAGAGTGTCGGCGTGAGGTAGAGTATCGGTTCCGTCGTATTCTATTGGCGAAAGCAGAACAAGAGGGTTGGAATACAGCTGGTCTACGTCTCCGCCTTGCACCGCCCGAAGGAGAGGACCCGGACGAGTATGAAGAACGTGGAACCACCATCAGATACGTTTCTAATGCGTCCAAAAACGGACAACCGGGAGACCAGAGGGGGCAGGGCAACCCCGATACTGGACAGTCAGAGGCCGACAATGACGGGTCATCCGGCGCAGATGAAATGCAAGGGGTAGAGTACCCAGACAACTACAACTCCCTCACAGAGGCAGTTGACGACGAATTGGAGACTGTTGTTGGTGATTGAGCGTGTCTTATCAGACGGTTCCGGTTCAACGGAACATTGCAGAACTCGGCTCGTATGACCCTACCGAGTCGAAAACCCTGAGAAAGCAGTATTCGGCACAGTTCTACAACCAATGGCGTCTCATGCAAGGTTCCGTTCGCACCTCAATCATAGACAACGACGCACTTCGTCTCAAGAGTGACTTGTTTGAGGGAAGAGTAAAACCGGCAAAAAAGTTCAAAGAAGTAGGCAAATCAAAGGCGAAGGCGTTTGAGAAGTGGTTCCGTCAGAACGCAAACAGTGCGTTTCAGATGCAACATCAGCAACTCCAGAGACGACAACAGAGACAAGGGCAGTCTGGTGGACAACAACCCCAACAACCAGAACAACCGACTTCTCCACCCCAACAACCTCAGAATGTCGCTCCGTGGATCGCTGCTTTTGCTCTTGCTGCATACATCAAGGGAATGGAAATGGCGAATAAGGAGTTCGGTACTCCGGTAATTCCTCCGGAGGATATTCGTCCAACTATTTTGAATGAAGAACCGTTCCTCTCTCGGTTCAAGGATCTGGCCCGGAAACATCGAGACGAAATACAGGGGTTGATAGAACGGGTGACGAACAAAGTCCGTCGGAAAGTTTCCGAGGGGTTGCAGTCCGAAAAGTCACGAAGGACCATTGCGAAGTGGGTCAATGAACGAATCAGAAAAGTCGGTGTGAAAGACGGACGGTTGATTGCTGATACCGAAACGATCCGTACCATCAACGATGCAGCTCTCAGTCTGTATGATGAGGGAGGTATAGAACGAGTTTCTGCAACGGTTCATTGGACTACCAGACAAGACGACCGGGTGTGTGACTACTGCAAGGAACACAGTGGGGAGTATCGAATTGAGAACGCCTATGGAAAGTTGCCAGCACACATAGGCGGTAGGTGCTGGTGGCGACCCTCTACGTGATATACTGAGTACAACCTAAATTGACAGTCGGCGTATAGATGTGTCCCGTTTGTGGGATGATGTTCGTCACGACTGTCCTCTGATAGATTATGACAGCAGTTAACGATGTTAGTCCGCAACAAATCCAAGTCGGTGAGGCGGGCCTTTCTTCCGATCTTTCGGAGGAACCTCCCTATATTATACACGGAGTAGCAATCGCTGCTGGCGATGTTACTCGTGGACAAGAGGGGGTACTGAAGAAATGGCCGGAAGAAACTCTCCGTGAGGCAGCGGATTCACTCACCGGCAAAAACCTCGTTACTGACCACGAAAATACCGTCCATTCGGTAGTTGGTGAGATAACGGAGGCACGCTTTAGAGACGGTGAGGTACAGTTCAAGGCTGAATTGGATGATAGAGGTATAGCAGAGAGTGTTGCAAATGGGAGACTGGACGTTTCGGCTCGCATTCTCCACCGGGAGACGGAGGAACTGGAAAAAGACGATCAAGGTGCGTATGTGATTGATTTGGCGCATTTCGACAATCTCTCTTTCGTCCTCAAACCGGGTGCTGCTCCCTCCAATGATGTAGGGGTTGGGGCAACGGCTTCGATGTCTGCTGGGGAATTGGCGGGAACGTTTGGGGGAGTAGAGGAAATGGACCATAGTGTCTCCTATGACGGCACAATGGGGGGCAAACTTGACGAGTCCAAAATTCCGAGTGATAGTTACAAGAGTAATTATCTCTTTGCTGATGATACCAAGTCGGATTCGTCGTTTCCTCTTGTAGACCACAATGGCAACCTCCGCCGCGGAAATGTAGAGTCCGCGTGGGACATGAGAGGTCATGCACCGGAAGACATTGAGGACTATCTGAGGAACCTCAGCAAGGAGTTTGAAAACTCTCCCGTTCCGGATAGTTCCGAGGAGAACGCTGGATCTGTTGAGGAAGTTGGAGAGGAGTCGGGCGAACAGACTACAAGCGATGTGAGTGCGTTTGTCTTTGAAGACTCTTTGGTTTAGAAAAGACATACGTAAACTTCTAATACGTAATAATGCACGAGATTACAATTTCAAATGATGACGTTCCCGAGGGCGTCGAAAACCTCCACAATCCGGTCTTGGTTGACCGAGAGGAACTTGACGAACTCAAGGGGAAGGCAACGGAAGGCGAAAAGGAATATGAAGAACTCCGAAACACCATTGAAGAACTCCGTGAGGAGGAAGACCGTGTTGAGGAGCTTGAGGAGGAGGTAGACGAACTTCGTTCCAAGGCAGAGGCAGTTGATGATGTAAAGGCGGCCTATGCTGAGGAACTGAGTCAATCTGGTCTTCTCGACAAAGAAGACTACATGGCAATGGAAGTGTCGAATCTCCGGACCAAGGTAGAAGACCTTGAGGAGAAGGAAGAAGCAAACGAAGAACCCGATCCGAGTGGTGACGCAGGAGCAAGTGTTGATGATCCGACCGACGATGAAGTAGAGGAGGAAATCGCTTCTCTCAAGTCGGGTATTGAGTGGTACGAGGAACAGGGTTGGGAGAGTAATGCAGAGGCGGCACGTGAAGAGCTTGCTGACCTCGAAAACTAAATTCTGAGAGGTATATACAATGACACTAGATCCCGGTGACGAGACGCATCGTCACGGCGATTATATTCAGGCAGCGGATGCTGGTACTGCGGAACAGGGTATGCCGGTTTCCTTTGACGCGAATGGCGAAATCGTTCCTCTGACTGAGGGAACTGAGTACGTCGGTGTATACTACGAATCCGGTCGTTCCGAAGGAAATGAATGTACGGTCAAGGTACAGGGAACGGTTCGGGCGTTTGTAGACTCCGGGGTTACTCAGAACGACATTCTGGGCAGTCCGAATACGTCGGCTTCCCCCGGAGAAGACGACAACGCATTTGGGACTTCTGACGATCAGCGTGTTCTCGCACTTGAGGATGCTGCTGATCCTGATGGAGACGGCAATCACGTGGCAGAGGTTCTGCTTCGATAATTTCCTATAGTAGACTAGATAAATGGCAGTTACTACAACGGATGTTTTGACGCAGGAAGAGGTGCGGATGCGGCTGGAGGAAATTACGCAGGAATCACTCCAGTTCCGTTCGGCGTTCCGTGACCTCGACCTCACTGGTATTGACAGCGATACGTATAAAGTTCCTCGCCGGAAGGACGTTCTCGGGGAACCGGACGCGATTCCAGAGGGTACTGAGTTCCCGATGGACGAGGAAGAGTGGGAGAAGATTCCCATTCACTTCCAGAAGTATGGGTTCTCCGTCCCCATTTCGATGGAGGCCCAGCAGGATTCCATGCGGAATGTTGCGGCAGACCATGTTGATGCAATGGGTCGGCAGATGAACGAAATGCTGAATCGCATTGCTTACGAAGAACTTTCCACCAACCTCAACGATGACTCTCCGGCCGGGAGCGCGTCGTCCGGTACGTCTGGTGTGTTTGATTACCACGACGTGATTGACGCACAGAAGGTCCTTCGGCAGGATTCTTACAGTCCCGATATGTTGGTGGTTAATACGCAGGCCGAGGCTGACCTCCTCACCAGCGACGAGTTCATTCATGCGTCCGATCTTGGTGATGAAACCCTTACCGAGGGCGCTATTGGACAGGTTGCTGGAATGGATGTAGTGGTATCTAACGACGGTCATATGTCCTCCTCAACCGGAGAGGGGTATCTTGTAGATACTTCCTTCTACGGGTATGAGGCGACTCGTAGTGGTATTCAGACGGACGAATACTACGAAGACAGCCGTCAGATTGATGTCATGCAGATCTATACTCAGAGGGGGTTCAAAGCGATTGATGAGCAGTCTGCGGTCCTTGTGGAAGCCTAAACCTTCTTAAGGGGGTTCCATTATGGCATCTGTTGATCCTGCTGACATTCGTCAAATTGGTGAGTTTGAGATGTTGGATGATCCCACACTCAACACTTTCGGTGAGATGGCGACTCGTTTCACCGAACACCAACTCAGTGACGCAGCAACTGACCCATTGATACAGGACGTTTCGACATGGGTAGGGGCGCATCTTTCGTCCATGAAACAGAAACGGATTGAGTCTGAGGAGTTTACGGATGCCGTAAGCAATTACGAAGGCCGGACCGGGATGAAATTGAAGTTTACGAGGTATGGACAACAGGCCATAGTCCTTGATTACACCAACTCACTCAACGCTCAACGTCGTTACACAGGAGTTACACATGATTCTCCCGATTATGAGAAGTTGGCATCTCCCGGCTATCCTGTTGAAAAGTATCTATGACTGAGATTCCCGAACAGTACGACGACTGGACTGTAGACGAAGTAGAGAGACATCTGGAGGGGGCATCGTACTCGGCAAACGAACTGGAAAATGTGTTTGCGGAGTATGAAAAAGAACACAAAGACCGAAAGGGGGTGGCAGACGCTATTGAAGAGGAGTTGAACGATCCTCATGCATCCGCAGAAGACGATGAGGCAGACGAACGGGAACGTGAGGAACTGGAAACAGTTACGGTAACTCCATCCGGTTCGGTTCGGGTGTCTGCTGCTGGAATCGTGTTTGATGGTCCTGACATACGTAAGGAAGTTGAGAAGACACCTCGTATTGAAAGGGCCATTGAAAACGGCCACCTCGGAGTTGTAGAATAGAACATGGGGGTGAAAAGAGAGGACAACACACGAGAGGTCATTAACGCGATCAACACCGCAACCAACCGTGGATTGCAGAACCTCACCAACGATATTACCGAAGAAATTGATGAGGGTTTTGATACAGGACATGATGCTCTCGGTCGCCCGTGGACTCCTCTCTCTCCTACCACCATCCGAAAGAAAGGTCACTCCCAAATCCTTGTAGAAGGCGGCACGATGCGTGCGAGTTTGTTTAGTGAAGTAAACAAACAAGAAAAAGAGGCGGAAATCGGGTTCAAAGACGGAAAAATTCGATTCCACGAGTTCGGAGCCCCATCAGTCAATCTTCCAGCGCGTCCGGTCTTGTCTCCTGCTGCTACGTATGGAGAAGAGGTGGCCGATTGGAAATTCAGAGAGTCTTATACTCAAACGTTTGAGGGTAAGTTCTAATGCCTCGGAACCGTTGGCCGCGTAGTTTGTTCCGAAGACGGTGTAAAAAGTTCGAGTTAGAACGTGGAACTCGTCGGAAAAGAGACGGTGACACGGTATGGGATTTCAGTTCCCCAGAGGAAATCTGTGGGTTCATTCGTCCGTTTCAGTTGAGTGATGCAGACGATTACACAATAAAGGGGTCGGGCGAACAAACTCAAATCCTCTATCTGTTTGATGTCCTTGAGAGGGGCGAACGAAGTTCTGATACCGCTATCTCAAGTGAGTACATCGTTGAACCCCCAATAGAGAGTGGGGATCGAATACGGACCGATAGTGGTCCGTACCGCGTTGTTGATCCCAATTACGAACACCATACCGGAGTAGGACGGTATGCTCTGATCGAGGACAACAGAGGAGATGAAGCAGGAGATGAGCCGAGCAACGACGAACCGTACCAGATAGCCTAAATCCTGTATGCTTCCAACCGATTCACAGGACAGAATACTGGATGCTATCCCAAGCACCTTCATTGTCCGACACGAAAATCCCAACACCGGAAACAAAATTCGATACGAATGGGAATCCGAAAAATCGTGGTACAACGAAGACATAGATACGGAGGGGGATAGCAAACCGGAAATAATCGTTCAACCGACGACTGAAGGACACCTCCGTACATCCGACCAGCCTATTGGGGATTTGATTCGGACTGTCTCTAATGACGATCCGACTTCGGCGTATGACAAAATCCGTGGGAAGAGGTTGTACGACGAATGGAATATTACGGTAGTTGATGAGGGCAGTGTTGCGGTTGATGATCCGAATGGTGACTCGGCAGGATTGGTTACAGCAAGAGATAGGGTTGAAGGTTGTGCCTTTGGACTGAAACAGTATTTCTGGTTTGAGGCAACCGATGACCTCTATCAATACGGTTCAAATGTCTATGAGATTCCTGTCCGTCCTCGTCTTCTGACGGGTGGTGGGGATACGTCAGCAATGATAGATCAGGCAAACACGAGTCGTCGTGTGTTCACTCTCCGTCTACTTTACACTCTAACCTATCAGGCGGCAGTTGACGCGGTTGATAAGTTTCGTGGAGAAGTTGATGTGGATGGGACTTTCGAGGCGGACGTATAGTTTCTCAGTACGGATTTTCCTTTACCGTTATTGGAAAAGAGGTAATTAGAGAACAATTCCTAGCGACGTTGTTATTCTTGACCTCAGTACCGCTACAGGTACTGTTCCTCAAGAAACGTATAATGATGCACTGATCGTTACTCAGGCGACTCCACCCAACCAACCTTCAATTGGGTTCAACACACCGGAACTTTATAGCGACTCTGCTAATGTCGCAAATGATTTCGGTGAAGATTCGGATGCTCACGTTGCGTCACAGCAACTTGAGTCGGCTGGGACTGAAAGGTGGCGAATAGTTTGTCTTGAAGAGACTGAACAGACGGAGGTTGTAGGCAACTCCGATTCACAGGCTACCAGCTCGGGTACGGTATCGTCTCCTCCTATGACGGGGGAGTTCGACACTACTGTAGTCCTTGACGGCAATTCACAGAACGTTACGGCAGTAACTGCTTCACCTCCCGATGCAGATGGTTCACCGCCAAGTGGAGAGGCTTACGTCAACTTCGATACGGGAGAAGTCGTAACCGGCGATGCGTCATCCGGTTCGGGAAGTGGTATTGAGGTTACGTACCACGACCTCTCTTGGACCGATGCTTTTACCAATATTTCGGGAGACGAAACGGACCTTACGTTCCTCGCAAACCGTTTCATTACCGTTGAGGACATTGGTGATGTTGATGAGCTGGTGACGTGGGGGTCGGGTAACTATACGTTCACAATCGGTGCTGTTGATAACGGTAATAACTACAGTAGCGATGATGCATACCGACAGGCAGCACAGGACGTATCCAGTTATCTCGTCTCTTCGGACCTTGCTCTCTGGGCGCACAAAAGTTCGGATGACGTTGCTGCTGCTGTTACTGGCTGGTTTGCAACCCAACGCCCGTGGCAAGACCCCACCTTTGCGGAAATCGATGTCTCTTCGGATGATATTCGTCTGGCAGAGGTTGGCGATCCCGAAACCTCCAGTACGTTTGAAGGGGGAGACAGCAATGGTGCTGGTCCGCTGAACGTTCTGGTTCGTCGGCAGGGTACTCTTGTCTCCTCGAACGACCTCACCACTGCTGGTGCTGGGTCTAACTACCGTTATCTGGATGTTCGGAGGACTGAGGGATTCGTTGCTTCGGAGGCGAAAGATTCACTCATTGGACTCGCACTTCAGAACTCCGATGGGGGTATTCCGTTCAACGACACGGGACAGGTAATGATTCAGAATGCTCTCATTGACCGACTGTCGAGGTATGACTACCCCCGTGGTCCGTACACGAATCTCAATATTGTAGTTCCGAGTGCAGACGAACTAACCCAGAGTCAGAGAGCAAATCGTATCTGGGGAGATATTGATGTGGCCTACCGCGTGGCGGGAAATGTCCATAGATTTAGGGTTCGCATTGCGGCTAGTTCGTAACTAATCAACTCTATCTCTTGAGTTAGTTATATGTCTTCTCCATCTTCCTATGACGAGTGGCATTGCCGGAGTGAGAATTGTGATGTGGAGTATGATTCGTTTAAAAGTCTCTCTGTGCATCACCGATTTAATCACGAAGGTCGGCCAGAGGAAGTGATGCAAGAGGCTCTTCAGGCGTTTGCGGAAGAACTCGGTCACACTCCCACTATAAAAGAGATGGATTCTGAGGGACCGCTTACATCGGGTTCCTATACCAATCTCTACAGTACATGGGGACTGGCATTGAGAGACGCGGGACTTGAACCGAATAAAGAGTCGTATATTGACGAAGAAAGGTTGATTGATGCTCTCCAGAACCTTGCCGAAGAAATCGGCCATAGTCCTAGACAGAAGAATATGTGTCAGCAGGGACCGTTTGGGACGTATCCGTATATGCGAAACTTCGGGTGTTGGAATGAGGCTCTGAAAGAAGCCGGTCTGGAGGTTAACCGAGAGGTGTCCAACGATGTTTCCAAGGAGAAACTAATTCAAGAGTTGAAACGAGTTGCCGAAGAGATTGGAGAGGTTCCTAGCTATGCCCAGATGGACGAAGAGAGTCAGTATAGTTCTGGTGTGTACCAAAACTACTTTGAATGCTGGAATGAGGCTGTGAGAGAGGCAGGTTACGAACCTTTTACTAGGAACCTACCTCCATTTACACGAAGGAATTTTTACGGTCCTAACTGGAGAGAGCAGAGAGAGAAGGCTCTTGAGAGGGATCGTTATAAGTGTGTAATTTGTTCAATGTCAAATGAGGCTCATTCTGTATCGTATGGGCAGAGTCTCCATGTCCATCACATGAAACCGATGCAGAAGTTCGAGCCTTTTGATGGTCCTGAAGATCCCAAATACGAGGAGGCCAATCGACTAAGCAACTTGATGACTCTCTGTAACCCATGCCATCATAGGTGGGAAGGAGTTGAGTTGCAGCGGCCAGACGCATAGATTTATGACCTTAAGAAGTACGCAATACAACTTTACTTACTACTAAGAAATATGGCAGCAACTCCACATTCTATCAATCCGAAAGACTACGACAGCCGGACCGCAAGTGTTGTTATCGGAGGAGTTAACCTTGAAGATTTGCAGGAGTTTGGGTGGAATTTGGACAAATCTCACGACCTCAATTACACGATTGATAACAACGCGGTTTGGGTCCACACTCCTCCCGAACTTACTGGTAGTGGTGTAGTTTATCAAACGAGTCCGAGTATCGGTGCGCTTGTAAGTTCGTGGCAAAACGAACAGTCCATTGCTGTTTCGTTCAAGGCTGCGGAAGATGCCGGTTATAGTGGTGTTGTTTTCACCGATTGTAAGATTCAGACCGTTGATCGGTCCAATACCACTATAGACGGAATACCCACGTCTACCTTTGATTTGCGCGGAGCGGATATGCAGTAGTTATAGGGTCTCTAAGTTACTCTAAACCGCTGTTTTGTTGTATCGGTTGAGGGGGTTGCTTATGTCTTAACCGGCCTCTTCAAGAGCATTTGACTAACATCCTATCTGCTCAATCCCCACTCATCTCCATCTTTTTAATCTATGGCTGAAAACGCAACAGAAGACGTAGAGCATGGTGACTTCGGTACTTCTGATGAGGTAGAGGAAGAAGTCGTTCATGCCGGTAGTAGCGACGTGGAAATGAATCTTGTAGAGGAAGACGGCGTTCCAGAAGAACAGGACGTAGATCCGGACGTTCGAGAGAAACTTGACGAGGCGGTTGAGGAAGGCGTGGGTACGGAGTACGAAAACCACAGGGAGGCAGTCAATGCGGCAACTGGTAGAAACAACAATCCGGAAGAAGACGAAAGTCTGGCTGACCAGTTCCAGATGGACCCAGAGGAAGTACAAAACGACGAGGAGGTAGAAAGTAATACCGATAGCGATGATACAGACCTCCCCGAATCTACCGCCGAAGAAGTCGGTATGCAGGATGGAGAGATGGATTTCTCCGCTCTCAAGTCCACTGAACAAGTCACGGAAACAGTAACCCGTGGCAACCAAGAGTTCGAGTTCGTATTTGAGGAACCGGAGGGTTCCGACGACGAAATCATCAATATGGTCCGAGCGAGACAGAATCAGGACCCAGAAAACATTGATGAGTCGGAGGTTGAGGCGGAACTCCGGCGTGAAGCAGTAATGAAGACTCTCGTCTCACCCAGTTCCGATGTAGTAGAGGACCAGTGGGATGAATTTGCAGGATCGGTCAAACTCCAACTCGGTGGACGTGCCTTGCAAGTTCTTGGCCTAATGGATTTTATCCGCGCGTCAGGGGCTGGGCCAGAACTCCAGCAGGGAGGATGACGACACGTATCTCTACTGAGTGGGAAATACCTCTTGAGGAAGTAGCGTCATGGTCTTGGCGGAAAAAAGAGGTCTATGCAAGCAGTCTTGCGGAAATGAACCGTCATGACCGTGAACAGGCAGAGCGTGAGTCGGAAGACTATGATACACCGGATGTTGGTGATGTTGGTGGAGCGAACGTTCCTAACAATGCTGGAACTGGTAATGTGTCCGGTGGTGATCGGATCGGTAGTGGAGATCATCACCCCCACCTCAATCAATACTCGAACGTCGCAAAAATGCATGACTAACTCAACCGCTCAGAAAGGAGTCTAAGCAGTTTGAACATGAAAGAGGATGCATACCTTTCGGAAGACGATAAAACAGATGAGAACGTCACTGAGCGTCCTCTATCCGCTCTCAAGGGTAGACGGACATGGGAGTTTTCAGTACCTGTCTCATCTGGCGAGGAAGTTCGGTGTAAGGGTTCCGAACCGGACACCTCACAAGAAGTCTCAAAGGTAATCCATCCGGTTGACGACGCAGAACTCCTCTATAAACGGACGATAGATTACCTCCATATCTCTCCCCACATTTCCGATGATGACTGGGAAGAGATCGCCCCGACGAACAAAGCACTCATCGCTGCAAAACACCTCCACAACTGGAACGTTTACGACCTCATCTCCCAAAAACAGATAGAAGAAGCAAAACGCAGACTGATTGAATCTTCTTAATCTACTCTTTGTCTCTGTTTTCTGATGACTGCCGGTGATACCCTTCGTAGCCTCACGATAGATATATCCGCAGATGCTTCTGGGGCGATTGCTGATGTTGAGGCAGCAAGTGGAGCAGTAGATGACTTAGAGGACGAACTTCGTGGTCTACTTGACAATGCAGCAGAGGCATATGTCGCTCTTGAATCTGTAGGGGATCAGGCGAAGGAGGTGGGTAATGAGATGCTTCTGGCTGCTGGAAAAGGTCAAATGTTGCAGGCATCTCTCAGTTCTCTTTCCGCTACTGATGTCTCTCTTCCGGATGTTGGCGATGTGGGGGGCTTGGGTGGAACGGACGTTTCTCAACCAACCGCAAGAGTTCCGGATCAGCCGACTGACAGAGACGAAACATCCGATCAGCGTACAAGTCGGAAAAGCGGAATCCCCAAAGAACTGACTGATATAGAAGAACAGTTCAGGACCCTCCGAAAAAGTGTTGGCAGCACTGGAGAATTTGAGAGGGAACCGGCATATGACTCGGCGCGTGAACTACAGAATCTGTTAGGAGAAAAGGATAAAGGGGCACTCGCCGGACGCTCTCGGGAAGTAGCCGATTATCTTCAGGGGGGAGAACAGTTCATTGCTGAAGATCAGGCACAGAATCTTGTTGATGATCTTGGGGAGAGGTTAGAAGAGCAAGAGTTACTGCGGGAAACGGTTGCAGAAGAGGAGAGTAGATCAACAACGGAAGAAAAAGAAGTAGAGTTTGAAAGTCGCAACAGTATTGCTGATGTTGTCTCACGAGAAGTCGCAAAAGGTATTCGGGATGTAGATTTCCAGTCTCTCGTAACCTCAGAAACGGAAACCACCAAAACTAGTACGGACGTTGATCGTGATGCAAGGGGTGGTGATGATGTTGATGTAGGGGGGGAAAGCAAACCACATCTCCTTGCTGAGGGTTATGGAGAAGCACAGAGAGCAGCGTTAGAGTTTACGTATGCCAATCTGATGGCAAGCGATGCTCTTGATGAGGTGGGAGATGAAGCAAGTGACGCCTCTCGGCCCCTTCACCGTACCTCTCGGCAGATAGATGAAATAGGAGACGAGGCAGCTCAGGCCACCTCTCAACTCGGCAAAATGGCAGCGGCTCTTACCGGCATTGGCGGAGGAAACGCACAACTCCGCCTTGGTCCACTCACCACCTCTATCCAGAACATGGTTCTTGCCGTTGCTACTCTCCTTCCACTTGTAACAGCGCTAGTTGCATCACTTGGTGGACTCGCAACAGCACTCGGTTCTGTTGGAGTAGTTAGTGGAGGAGCAATTGCTGGTGGAATGCTTGCTCTGGGCGACAAGGTAGCCGCTGAGACGACAGAGGCTGAAACGGCAATGGAAGGAGTTACCCTCGTCATGGAGGAGTTCGCCAAGGCAGCGAGTGAGGCAATGGCTCCTCTCAAACAACCGATGTTTGAGGATTTGGCCGTTGATGTTCTTCGTGGAGCGTTGAAATATCTCCGTATGTTTGCGGTCTTCGCTGCGGAGACATACAAAGAACTTCAACCGGTCATAGACGCCATTACTGGAGCGTGGTGGGATAACACCCCCGACTTTTTCGTTGCACTCCATGAGGCTGCTATCCAACTCAGTGATGAAATACAGTCACTGCTAGTCTGGTTGGCCGACGCTCTTCCAAAAGCGATCAACTTCTTGGTTGATATGACGCAGGAGATGTGGGATGAGATGGTAGCCATTGGTGCAGTCCTTATTGATCTCATAGGAGAGATGATTAAGTTCGGGTCCGTAATTCTGAGTGTAGTTACTCCTGCGATTACGGGTCTACTGGGAGCTGTTTCAAGTTTACTTGAAGCGTTTAACAACCTTCCACCTGCTGCTCAGGGGTTTATTGTCGCTCTCGTTGCGTTACAGCGAATTATTTCTGCAAGTGCTATAGAGACAGGGTTGCTAGAAACGGTCACTCTTGGTCTGGGTCACGCATATACGTTCCTTACTGCTCCAACTGCTTCGGCTATTGCAGCCATTCAAGCGTTTTCGGCAAGTGCAGCAGGAGCCACTACGGTTACTGGGGCATTGAGTATGGCTCTTCGTGGAGCAGCGGCGTCTGCATGGGCGTTTGTTACTTCTCCTGTTGGAATGGTTGCAATAGCACTCATCTCCATTTTCGCCAGTCTGGCAACGAACGCATATGGTGTAGCGGATGCATTTGACGAGTTTGTCTCATCTCTGGACTGGGTGGCGGATATAATGGATGCTATTATTCCAGCAGGGATGGATCTCCTTGACGTTCTTGCGGGAATTGGCGAAATCGCACTTGCGCCCATTGCGATACCACTCCGTGCGATCCTTGAGGTTCTGACACTCATCTCTAATGCCGTTGATGAAGGACTGGGTGCAGGCGTCTGGTCTATTGTTACACCACTCCGTTTACTTGGTGAGTTGGCCGGTGAGGTAGTTGAGGCAGGATCGGCGCTTCTTGATTGGTATAATAACCTCAGTCAAGTAGGGAAGGCCGGTGGCCTCCTCGTTCTTGCTACTCTGTTCGGACAAGTAGGAGTGGCTGCATGGACGCTATACGAAGGGACTCAAGCGCTAACTGGAGGCATATATGATGTTACAAATGCCGTTGGTGATACCAGTACCTTCCTTGGTTCGTTCCTCACTCTCTTGGTGAACGCAGCGGAAACAGCTGTTGCACCACTCAATGTAGTTCTTGAAGATGCGTTGGCCTTGTTCAACGCCCTCAGCAATGTAGTTGATTGGGCAGCTTCGAGGTATGAGGAGTTTACACAATCCCTCCAGAACGATACGGTAGACAAGGCACTTGGAGTTCTTGCACCGATTGTAGACGGTATTGTAGGAACTATATCGGATCTCGTTGATGCAGGAGGAAAATTGGCAGAACTCGGATTGGCGGGTCTGTTTTGGTTGTGGGGAATTAACCTTGGAATGGTCGCTGCAAATGCGACCGCCACCGCAGCAGCAAACCTCTACTTGGCGGCAAGCAACTCTACGCTTCTTGCGGTCCTCTGGAATATCGTAACACTTCAATATGCAAAAAGTGCAGCAATGGGTGTAGTGAAAGCCGCAACAGTAGCTGCATCTGCTGCTACAACTGTTCTTTCAGGGGCATATGGCGTCCTTACTGGTTCAATACTCAGTTCAACTGCTGCTGTTTACGCAAATGTGGTAGCAGAGAAGGTTTCTACCGCGTGGAAATCCGCCAAGCAGGTTGTAACATACGCGGCCTCAGCAGCAACCTCTGTCTATGCAGCAGTGACATGGGTGGCAGCCGCAGCGGAATGGGCGCTCCTTGCACCTATACTCATCATTGTGGGAGTCCTCGTTACAGCAATCGGGTTGTGGTATGCCTACACAGAAAATCTGTGGGGAGTAAAAGACGCGATTGATTCGGTTATTGGAGGGTTAATCAACCTCGGAAAAGCGATTGTTGATGGTGTTATTGGAGCTATCAAATCAGCAATTGACTGGTTGAAAGAGTGGGGGTTGGAACTCGTTCTTGGACTTGCTGGTGGTATTCTTCTCGGTCCGGGAATTATTGCCTCCACCCTCTTTGCCCTCTTTAGTGGTGCTATGCCGTTTGACAAGATGATAGAGTGGGGCAAAAGAATACCATATCTGATTGCGTCCGGTATCATGAACGCTGCCGATGTTGTAGTAGGCGCAGTGGAAGACCTTCTCAACAAGGCCGAAGAGACGTGGAACAAACACACACCGGACATGAAATCCATAGAGGAAAAGGTTGAAATGGCTACTGTTGATGAGAACGTTTCCGATTCACAACTAGGACTTCATGCCGCTAGTTCAAAGAGAGTTGATTCTCCTGCTGTTGATTCCCCCGAACCTTCTCCGGAACCGAACACTACTTCGCGGCCATCACCCGGTGTAGGTCGTTTCCCGCAAGGGTCTGGCGGAACCACTTACGATGTTAACGTCACCCAACAGTTTGATAACTCCTTTGGGGACACCGATCCGGAAAGGGCCAGAGAAGAGATTGAGAGGACTTCCGAAGATGGAGCAGTTGAGGGCATCCTCGGCGCGCTCAAGACGGAAAACGAAGGAACGTAATTTGAGGATCTTTTCTTATGGCTAACACTATCGACACGGGTGGTGGTGGAGGAGGACAAGCTGATCCGGTCGAATTTGTCCAACTGACCGGAGGACCGACTATCACCATTGCTGGAGCAAGCATTCCGGGAACGACACAAGCAGAACAGTCCGGTGGTGTGAATGCACCGACGAAACGGAC